GTTCTGAACGCTTCGCCGACCTCGACGATCACATGGCTGCCAGCCTGCAATCTGGAGCAACATCTTGCTTGAGACACGATCCGGCCGCCGGGCCAGCCAGAACGAGTTCGAGTTGCGCTCGTTCATCGACCTTCTTCGCGCCCGGCAGGTGACGCGGTATCTGGAGATCGGCGCCCGGCACGGCGACACGTTCTTCGAGATCATGATGGCGCTGCCGGAGGGGTCGAAGGGCGTCGCCGTCGATCTTCCGGGCGGGATGTGGGGCACAGACAAAAGCCGGAAGCATCTGGAGGCAGCCTGCGCTGACCTGCGCGGCCGCGGTTACGATGCCCGCTGCATCTTCGGCGACAGCAGGTCGGCCGGCATCCGTCAGCTTGTCATGGTCGAGGGGCCATACGACGCGGCGCTGATCGACGGCGATCATCGCTATGCCGGCGTCAAGGCGGATTGGGAGAACTATGCCCGGTTCGCCCCGCTGATCGCGTTCCACGACATCGTGGGGCATGGCGAGGCCGAAAAGGTCCACGGCAATGCTGTCGAGGTGCCGCACCTCTGGGCAGAACTGAAGGTTGAGCACGAGCACGTCGAGCTTGTCGGCGAAGGTTCAACGATGGGCATCGGTGTCATCTTCAAATGAGGGCAGCCGTTTATCACTCGCCGCGCGGAATGAGCGGGCATGCAAGCGCAATGCTCCACGGTTTCCAGCGCCATGGCGTTCACACATCGACGTTCTCGAACATGCCAGAGGCCGGCGCAGACCTTGCTGTGATCTGGGGATGGCGGGTAGGGCGCCGGCTGCGCGAGGCTGGGTTCGATAAGCCGATCCTCGTCATGGAACGCGGGTATATCGGCGATCGTATGGGAATTTGGACATCGCTGGGCTGGGATGGCCTCAACAACCGCGCCCGGTTCCCAGAGCCTCAAGATGAGGGCCAGCGGTTCTGGTCCAGCCACGGCGGCCTCGCGAAAGAATGGGAACGGTTCGACGGCTATCACCTGATCGCTGGGCAGGTGCTCGGCGACCAGTCTCTCCTGACGGTCAACTATCTCGAATGGCTGAAGGACACGATCGATGAACTGGACCGCATGGGCGTCGATGTGCGGTTCCGGCCACATCCAGAAGCAGTGCGGCGAGGGCAGCAGTTTCCGGTGCCGTCGTACATGGTTTCCAAGGGAACGCTGGAGCGCGATCTGTCCGAGGCGGCATGCGTCATCGCCTACAACTCGAATGCGACCGTCGATGCGGTTCTGGCGGGCATCCCGGCGATCACGGTCGATGAGGGTGCGATGGCTTGGGATGTCACCTCGCATCACGTCAGCCAGGCGCTTGTGACGCCGGATCGGAATGAATGGTTCCGCCGCATGGCGTGGACGCAATGGACTTTGCAGGAAATCACGTCTGGCGAGGCGTGGGAAGTCGTCAGGACAGCGATGTAATGTCGAAAGTCACAGGGCACCGACAGACGGCCGCTGCCATCCGCAAGCTCGCCCGACTGCCGCAGGGAGTCGTTGGTAAAGCGTCTCGGAAAGCGATGGCGCCGATCCTGCGCGCAGCCAAGGCCAACCTGCGCAAGAACAAGAGCTACAAGCGCGGGGTTTTGAGCCGGTCCCTCGTCATCCGGAAGCTGCGAGGCACGACGTCGCTCAGTCAGTGGGTTATCGCGGCGTCGGGTAGGGGCATTGGAATATCTGCACTCGTCGAATTCGGAACTGCGCCCCACTGGCAACCTAAGCGCGGGCGGATGCACCCCGGCGCGCGGGCCAAACCATTCCTGACGCCGGCATTTGAAGCGCACGATGATCAGGCCGTCAAGATCATGGTCGATGAACTCGGCAAGGGCATCATGCAGCATGCCCGCGCAGTAGCCTACCGGGGCAAATGACATGATGATCCTCGCGGCCTACAAGGCGCGGCTTCTGGCGGCGCCGGCGGTCGCGACGAAGCTGAAAGGCGGCATACATGTCGCCGTGGTGGCGCAAAATTCGCTTCACCCTCACATCCTGTTGGAGTTGGTCGAAGAGGGGCAGGATTACACCCACCAAGGGCCGGTCGGCCTTCTGGATGCGCACATTCGGGTGACGTGCCGCTGCGCAAACGCCGAGACAGCCTTGCCGCTTGGAGATGCCGTCGTCGCGGCGCTGGAGAACTGGACCGGGACGCTGAGCGGTTGCTGGGTGCAATTATCAGAGAGGTTCAACACCGCTGCTGACTTCGAGCCCGGCCCCAACGTCTTCCGCCATATCAGCGAGTACACCGCCTACTATCGGAGAACGACATGACCGAGGACGACAAGCCCGTCTCCGCGCTGCCGGAGAAGTTCGAGGTGTTCGAGCGCACCATGAAGGCTGCCGACGCGATGGGAATGTCCCCGGAGAAAATGGCGCAGGTTACGGAAACGATCGCGGACGCCTTTGCGCCAGCCGAGGAGAGGCCCAAGCGTCGCCGATCCACGCCGGCCGTGAAGCCGAAGGACATGCCGGAGCCGGAGAAGAAGAAGCGCCTCACCGCGGCCGACGTGCCCGGTGTAGGCGGCATGATCGAGAAGCGGTGGGCGGGCAAGCCGATGTGGGAATGTCCGAAGTGCCTCGCGACGACGTTCAAGGAGCAGGACGCCAAAGTCCACCAGTGCAAGCAGGTCAAGTACGCCGACGAGGAAGGTTTGGCGGACTGACATCCCCAGCAATCGGAAGCCCGACGCCCGGCCATCGCGCCGGGCTTTTTCGTGAAAGGACAGGAACATGGCAAATCCGAACAGTGAGGCGCAGCTTGGCTACGGCACCAAGTTGCGAATGGGCGACGGCGGGAGCCCGCAGAGCTTTGTCGAGATCGGCGAGGTTGGCGATTTCGAGGATGGTGACACCATCGAACTCGTCGAGGTCACGAACCATCAGTCGCCCAATAGTCGCCGCGAGTACATCGCTGGGCTCAAGGACGGCGCCGAGATCAGCTTCCCGGTCAACTATCTGCCCGGCCACGCGACGCATAACCGTGCCACAGGACTGCGCGGCAAGATCGGCGAAGTGCTGGATTTCCAGATCGTCGCTCCCGGCGAGACGGAAACCTACAACTTCTCGGCCCTCGTAATGGGCGTCACCCGCTCGTTCCCGGTTCAGGGCGTGATGCAGATGACGGTGACGCTGAAGAAGACCGGCGCCGACACCTACACGCCGATCCCGTGAGGTGATCTGTGGCCGTGAATCCTCTCAAAGGCGAAGTAGCCATCCCTGAAATCGGGAAGGGCTACTTCATCGCCTTCACCCTGGCCGACATTGCCGCCTTGGAGGCGGAGTACGGCCGGGACTTTTTCAACGACATGGAGCAGGCGTGCGTTGATCGCGCTTTCCCTGATCTGACGAAGATTCTCGCCATCGGCCTGCGCAAGCGGAACAGCAAGGGCGAGGTCGAGAAGGTCGGCGACGACGAGGAGTTCTTCCACGACCTCACCCAGCGCGAGGATTTCGATCTCGCCTGCGTATACCAGCCGATCATGGACGCGATCTCGAAGTCGTGGCTCGGCAAGACACACGCCCAGCTTGTCGAGGAGGCCGTCGAGGCTCGCAAGAAGCAGGATGCCGAGAACCTGAAGCGAGCCAAGGAGGCGGCGGAAGAGAATGGTGTCCCTTTCGACGAAGCGTTGTCGAGCGGGCTCTTCAAGCTGCTGACACATATGGCCTCGACCCAACCACCGTCTGGGAACTGACGCCTCACGAGATTTTCCGCATCGCCAAGGCGAGATCGGAGAAAGAGGCCCAGGATTTCAAGCAGGCGATCACCGTCGCCTGGCTCAACGCCAAGCTCCAACGAGCGAAGACGATCCCCAAACTGGAAAAGCTGACCCGCGAGAACAAGCCGCCCTCGTTTCGCGAGGTTGTTGAGCGCATCCGGTCTGCTCCATCCGCAGAAAGCACGTAGCCCATGGTCTCCACCGCGGCCCGCGTCGGCTCGATCAATGTTCTGCTTTCGACGCAGCTTGGGCCGGGCATGGCTGGGCTCAATGCGTTCGCGGGCGCCGTTGATCGCACTGGCGCGTCCGTCTCCCGCAGCGTTGCCGGTATCGACCGCTCTATTGGCGGGCTCAACCGCTCGATGGGCAACATCAACACGCGGGGTATGACGAGTCTCACGCTCAGTGCCCTGCGCGCCGGAACGGCGATCAATCAGCTTCAAGGTGTCGCTCTTGCGGCTGGCGTCGCCGTGGGCGGTCTATTCCCAGCGGCTATTGCGGCAGGCATGATCCGAACCGTGGATGGTGCCCACCGTCTCAGCAACCAGCTTCGCACAGTCACAACCGACGCCAACGACCTGAAGGATACCCAGCAGGCGCTCTATGAAGTCGCCCAGCGGTCCCGATCGTCTTTCGACGGCACCGTGACGATCTACGCCCGCACCGCACGCGCGGTCGAGCACCTGAACATGAAGCAGAAAGACCTGCTTCGGATGACGGAGACGGTGCAGAAGGCGTTCGCCGTCGGTGGAGCGACCACGGCCGAGGCGTGGGGCGGCGCCGTCCAGCTTTCGCAGGGCATCGCGTCCAACCGCTTCAGCGGCGACGAGTTCCGGTCGGTGGCTGAGAACGCCCCTGTTTTGCTTCAGGGCATGGCAAAGCATCTCGGCGTCACCATCGGCAAGCTGCGCGAGATGGCGCATGCCGGCCAGTTGACCGCGGATGTCGTCACGAGAGCCATCATCGGGGCATCGGATGAGATCGATGCGGCCTTCGCGAAGACGACCTCTACCATCGAGCAGGCTTGGACGCGCGTCGGTAACGCCGTCACCAAGTACGCGATGGATTCCAAGCAGGCGGATGCTGCGTCGCTGATTATCGTTGGCACGCTCAACATGTTGGCCGAGAACGTTGGAGACGTGGCGACCGCGCTGTCGCTTCTCGGCATCGCAATGGTCTCTGCCCTCGGCGGCCGGGCGATGTCTTCCATTGCAGGCGGCATCCGGGCGGTTACGACAGAAACGGCGAAGGCACGCGCTCAGTCCAAGCTTGCGGCACAGGAGTCATTGAAAGCCGCTCAAGCCGAGGCTGCCGCGAACGCCACAAGGCTCGCCAGCGCGAAGGCGTACTACAACACCGTCACCCAGGGCGTTGCCACCGAAAAGACCCGACACAGGGCTTCGCAGGCGCTCTACAAGGCCAACCTCGCGAACGCAGCTTCTCAGAAAGCCCTAACAGCAGCCACCGAGCAGTACGGGGCTGCGGCATCAAGAGCGACAGCTCGCGCTGTGGCGTTGAGCGCCGCGCAGCGTACAGGTGGGTTCCTTCTCGGGCTGGTAGGCGGCGCCCCCGGCGCGGCGCTCCTCGCTATTCTTGGCTCAGTAGCCATGATCGGCAGCGCGATGTCGAACGCCGACGCCGCGACCGCAGACTGGATACAGGGTCTCCGGGACGCGGGCCTCCTTGCCGAGGATGCCAAGAACAAGGCGGGCGAGATCGACGAGGCGATCAAGACCGGGAACACGACGAGGCTCCGCGAAGAGCTTGCGAAGGTCAATGTCGAACTCGACCGTATCCAACACGGGAACTTGTGGGATCGGCTGACCGGCAAGCTCAACAATTTCGACGCGATCATCAAAGAGGTGAGCGGCGACATTCTCCGCCTGTCGGATTCTATCGCGTCCCTTGAGCGCGCCGGGCTCAATGTGCCGGAGGCGATGACGACGCAACTGGCCGATTTCGAGCGGTTTCTAGAGATCATCGAGGCTGTCCGAGAGGCCGGCGGGTTCACACAGGAGTTCCGCGAAGAACTTCAGCAGATCGCCAATCGGCACAAAGACCTTGATCCGCTGCTTGCCACGCTCGACGAGATCGCCCCGCTTCTCGATGCAGGCAGCGAGGCCGCGCGCCGGCTGGAGAACGATCTGGCTCGCCTCGACGGCACCGTAGTCAATATCCGCATCAACTACGGCGAGGTCCGCGCCGCCGAAGACGCCTCGATGAAGGCGCTTGGCGACATGCAGACGCGAGGCGAGGCATATGAGCGCCAGGCCATGCGTTTGGCCTCGATGACAAAGGCCGAAAAGGAACTCGCCGACGAGATGAGCCGGGTCCGCAAGGAACTGGAGCGTCGCGAGGCGTATCTGCCGGAGAGTTCCATAAGGGACGTAGCACTCGCCAACATTGCCCAGCGCGAGAGCTTCAAGACGCCGAAGAAGACGCCGGCCCCGCGCAAAACCGCCGATGACCGCTTCGATAATATGCTGCAAGCGCTTCAGGATCGCACGCAGGCGCTCATTGAGGAGCGAAACGCTCTCAATCTGTCCTACGCCGAGCAACTTCGTCGACAAGAGGCGCTGAAGCTCGAGCAGGAGGCGCTAAAGCAAGCGAGGGAAGAAGCACGCCGCAAAGGCGATCAGGACTGGCAGAACGCCGGCATTTCGGAAGAGCAAATCCGGCTGATTCACGAAAAGGTCGATGCCCACGTGGCAGAGGCCATGGCCCTCAAGGAAGCGAAAGAAAGCCAAGAGGCATGGAAGGATGCAGCGGCTTCAGCCGGCGATCTGCTGCGCGGGCTTATTGACGGCTCGAAGGATTGGAAAGATGCGCTCCTCGACCTGATTCCGGTCGTCCTGAAGCTGATGAACAGCTTGAATGTCGCTGGCGGCGGGAAGGGGCTGTTCGGCGGCGGTATCTTCCAGAGCCTCATGGGCGGCCTCTTGGGGGTCTCCTTCCACGGCGGCGGCACGGTCGGGAAAACCGGCAATGTCGTCCAATTCCCGACCGGCGCTCCCTTCGCTGGCGTCTTCCACGGCGGCGGCAACATCGGCGCCCCTCGCGCCAAGCACGACGAGATGATGGCACTCGTCAAAAAGCACGAGACCGTACTGACCAGCGGCCAGACCGACCGCACAATCAGCGCGCTTTCGGCATCTGCGTCTCGGATGAAGGAGCGCGACTACGTTCAGGAAATCCTCGTCCGCGGCGTCTTCGTCGATGATGGGGGCGTTGTGCACGGGATCGCGGATAGTTCGAGCGCGAAGATGGGCGCGCAGGTGGCGCGCGCCGTCCCCTCAATGGCACTCGGGGCCATGGACACGGGCCGCACCCGGCGCACGCGTACAATCTCACCCGGAGGCGGGGTCTGATGGCACGCCTGATCTCTCTCAGCGATGCGGGCATCACGGCCCTTACGCCGATCTCAGGGCCGATGGCCCGAAACTCGGGGTCGAACACAGCGCAGGACGGTTCGGAACAGGTCTATGCGGGTGTTGGGGATGTCGTCGCGCTCAATGTCGAGTTCAATCATAAGGCTGGGCTTGGTGCGCTGACGCAGCGAGGTCGGATGATCGGCGTCCATGGCGGGGCCAATGCCTTCCGGCTGCCTGTGTTCGACCCGGACATGATCTCGCCGCGTGATGCCGGCCTTGATGTCCCCGCACGCCTCGGCTGGCGGGGGCTGAAGGACGTCAACTGGTCGAACGGAAAGCCGTGGTCGAACGGGAAGGGGTGGGAACCGACGGCGCCGACGGTCAAGATCGCGGCACCGGCGGCATACGGCTCGCACCTTATCCGACTGGCGGACGAACATTGGGGGCATCGCCTGCCACTCGGCTCGTGGTTCGGGTTCTACCCGTTACACTTCGGCCTTTATACGGTGACCGAGGAGCGCGGCGATGGTTGGTATCGGATCTGGCCGTGCCTGCGCAAAGCACTGACGACAGATGATTTCGCTACTCTGCATCCGGTCATCGTCATGCGACCACGGCCGGGCGTCTTGCCGCCGCGGCGAGGGCTTGCCGTCACCGACGAGTTCTCGGTCGATCTCGTCGAGGTGATCGATCCGTATGTCAGGCGTCAGTTCGCTGGATGACGAAAAGCGATGCCGGTTGCCTTGACCGTAGACCAGCAATTGGTGACGAAGCTGGTGCCGCCACGTTCATAGCGGATACGAGCAGCGCCTGTCGCTCCCATTGCCATGGCCTTCTCCCGAATCTGGGCATTGGCTTTCTCTTCGGTCGGCGCGGGATCGAGCGCGCTGTTACGACATGACAGGCCCTCGACTGTGCCTATCTCAACGGAGCCTGGCGGCGGAACATCGACGATTTGAATCTTGGCGCTGTCCGCCGAAGTCTGGACGATCCCAGCCGCCGGCAAGGGCCCGATT